TTTCTTCTAATACTAAAGGGGCCGATAGTAGTTCTGATGTTCCATTAGCAGATATGGACTTAGTTTTAAATAAACTAAACACATTATCGCTTGTATCTGTAATCGTCACTGTAATGGTATCACCACTACCTGAATCGTCAGATACTAGTATAGACTTAACAATAGCTGTTGTAGCTGTTGGCACAGTGTATAGTGTTGTAGCTGATGTAGTTGTTAAATCTACTTTTTTATTTACAAATGAATTAGCCAAAGAAAAAAGCCTCCGCCTCTGACTCGTCTTTTAAATCTTGTTGATATGTTGTATTTAATTTTTGCACAATACTATCTACATCTCTAACAAATGATTGTTGTACTTGTTGATCGTATCGTTCTAAGGGTTGTGTTAATGCTTGAACTATTCTAGCCACGTTTCTTAACTCCTTTTATTTTTTTCTTATTAAGTGATGCATAAAAAACTTCTTCACCTTTCTTTTTACCGTATTGTTTTTTCATAGACTTCATTATTTTTTTACCTTTTTTATTTAGTGGCATTATCTTCTCCCATCTGGTTGAAAGTCTATTCTAAAAGTTCCTAGTTTCCAGAATTGACCTGTGCTTGTATTTTCTACTTTTAGTGATATCTCTCTAGCTCTAGCACGTGTATCTATTTTAGTTGAGTTACTATTAATTGTAAATGGACCTAGAGAAGAACTAGCTTTTGTTTGATTTGGAAAATCTCTTAAATTTAATGTAACTCTTGCATCACCTGTTTGTGCAAGAAAATCTGGCAATACTCTTCTTATTTTCATCATAAACTCACCATCACCTGCTAAACCTTGTCGACCAATATCAAAACTACCAGACTCTATGTTTGCAGCTATGGCTGATGTTTGACCACCTTTGACTTGATTTAATCCAGTTTCGTGTTCGTAGTATGTAGATGCACCATCAGTATTACCGTGTACATAATTAACGTCAGTGTCTGCTGTTTCAGCGCTAGAATCATATTCTGTTGCGTGTGGTTTACCAAATATTGCAGAGTCCTCCCACGCTGTTCTTGCTAGTGTGCCTGTAGTCCATACAGGTCTTTCTGGACTTGAGTCTAGATAATTATAAGCAACCATTCTATTAACAACTCCTGAACCTGAGTTTGGATAGAACCACATTACTTCACCAAACAAGTTATTTAATCCTGCATTGATATGTTGTTTTGGTGTTGTGTTGATATCATCAAAAACGTGGTCCTCAACTAAACACGGTAATGATTCTAGTTTACCTGTGTATCTAAAGAAACCATTTTCTGACATCCAGTAAGCTGTACCATCTACTTCAACAGCTGCGTTTTGACCAATCAATCCACAGTTTGTTCCTACTTGTTGGAATGAAAATGTAAATGGTGGACCAACAAAACGCATAATGAATAACGCTGTGTCTGTCCAAATGTAAATGGCATCACGACCTCTAATAGCTCCTACAAGTTTAGAACCATCAGCTAATCTTTGTGTGCCTGCTGTATTAGTGGCTGTAGGTGTGTAAGTATTAATATCCTCTTGAGAAGAAAATCTAATAAACATAGGATCTTGCGTAGACTTTGTACCTATGGTTGTTTCTGTTCCAAAAAATATTAAGTGTCTATCTGGTGTAGATACTAAACTAAATGCAGATGCTGTTGGTGCGCCTGTTATAATCGTTGCTCTAGTATTATTAGCTCCAGTAGGATTAGAGTCCCACTCAAAACTTTCACCACCATTTATAGTTGCAATAAGTTTGTTACCTAAATTATCTAGTGACCATAATCCTGGTGCTGTTACAATATCTCC